GAGGCGGCCTATCTGGAGCGGCCGCAACTGATCGAGGCATCGCTGTCCGCCACCACCGACTGTCGTATCGACATCAGCAGCGCCAATGGCATGTCCAACCCGTTCGCCGTCAAGCGCTTCTCGTACCCATCGCGCCAGGTGTTTACGCTGCACTGGCGGGACGACCCGCGCAAAGACGACGAATGGTACGCTAAGCAGGTCGCGCAACTCGACCCGGTGACCGTCGCACAGGAAATCGACATCAACTACGCGGCGAGCGTCACCGGCGTGGTCATTCCGTCCGCCTGGGTGCAGGCCGCCATCGACAGTCACGTGAAGCTCGGGCTGTCTGTCAGCGGCGCCAAGCGTCTTGCCGCGGACATCGCCGACGAGGGCATCGACAAGAACGCGGTGGCGGCATCCGTCGGCCCGGTGCTGACGTATCTGGAAGAATGGTCGGGTAAGGGCAGCGATACGTTCTTCACGACACAGCGTATCTTTTCGACGGCCGAGTCGCTCGGTGTCGACGAGTTTCTGTACGATGCGGACGGCATCGGTGCGTCGGTCCGGGGCGACAGCCGCGTCGTCAACGAGACGCGTCGCGAGCAGGACACTGCATCCGGCCGCATCCGCCGCGCCATCCGCGCTACGCCGTTCCGCGGGTCCGGCAGCGTCGACCGTCCCGAGGCGCAGGACTTCCCCGGTCGTGCCAACGAGGACTATTTTTACAATCTCAAGGCGCAGAACTGGGGCGGCTTGAAGCGGCGGTTTCAAGAGACGTATCGCGCCATCAACGAGGCGGGCTATAAGTTCGACCCGTCGCTGGTCGTCAGCATCCCGAGCGCGCCGGTTGGCTATGCGGCTGAGCGTTACACGGCCGCCGAGTGGACGGCGCTGGTGCGTAAGCTGACGGCCGAACTGTCGCAGCCGACGTGGGGGCCTAACACCACGGGCAAAATGGTGGTAGACAAGTCGCCTGACGGTACGCGGTCGCCTAACTTGGCCGATAGCGTCATGATGCTACTCGGCTCGACACGACGGGCCATGACGATCAGCGACGAGGCAGTGAGGGCGGCATAGGTATGGGTGGTTACTGGCAGTCTCTGCGCCGCTGGTTTGACCGCCGGCCCCTACCCGCGCCGCCAGTCGAACCGACGCCGGTGCTCCCGGTTGGTCGGCTGTCGATCAGCAGCAATGCGCAGATGCAGGCGGCCTACAAGCCCGAGCCGAAGGTCGACCCGTTCGCGCGCTACCGTCCGGCACCAGGCGTGCTGCCAGTCCCGGTCAACGTAGCGGGTCGCGAGCGCCAGGTTGCGTTCGACTACGCCCTTCCGCCCATGTCGTCGCTCAGCCAGTGGGCGCTGCAAGGCGCGTACAGCGAGGGCATCACGTTCCTAGGCTATCCGTATCTGGCCGAACTGGCGCAGCGCGCCGAGTACCGCCGGATCGCGGAGCTGTGGGCCGAACACTCGACGCGCAAGTGGATCAAGCTGCGCGGACCCGACGACGATCGGCTCGGGCTGATCGACGCCGAGATGAAGCGGTTGCAGGTCCGCGAGACGTTCCGCCACGCCATCTACACGGACGGCGTGTTCGGTCGCGCGCAGATATTTCTCGACATGCAGAAGCCGCGCGAGGTCGACAAGGTGCTGCCGGCGCGCGAACAGCTCGTCGCACCATCCAAGCCGCTAAAGGCGCTGCGCGTCGTCGAGCCGATGTGGTCGTACCCCGGCACGTACGAGGCGACCGACCCGACGCTGCCCGATTTCTACCGACCGCAGCACTGGTACGTGAACAGCCGGACCATCCACGCCGACCGCCTCGTGACGATCATCGGCAAGCCGGTCGCCGACCTGCTCAAGCCCGGGTACGCGTTCGGCGGCCTGTCGCGCTTGCAGATGGCCAAGCCGTATGTCGACAATTGGCTGCAGACGCGCGAGTCGACGAGCGACTTGCTCAGCGCGTTCAGTCAGATGGTGCTGGCGACCGATCTATCCACGCTGCTCGGCGGTGGTGACGGCGGGGACGTGTTGGCGCGCGTCGACGTGTTCAACCGCACGCGCGACAACCGCGGCACGATGGTGATCGACAAGGGCACTGAGGAACTGACGAATGTCGTTACGCCACTGGCAGGACTGGCCGACCTGCAAGCCGCGTCGCAAGAGCAGATGGCCAGCGTCGCCGGCATTCCGCTCAGCATCTATCTCCAAATCACGCCGCAGGGCCTGAACGCGTCGAGCGAGAACGAAATCCGATCATTCTACGCGGACGTTAAGGGCTACCAGGAAGCGTCGGTACGGCCCGGCGTGCAGCGCGTGCTGGAACTTGTGCAACTGTCGCTGGACGGCCGAATCGACCCGGACGTGGGTTTCGAGTTCGAGTCGCTGTGGGAGATGAGCGACGTTGACCGCGCGACTGTGCGCAAGACTGACGCTGATCGCGACGCGGTACTCGTCGACCTGGGCGCTATCACGAACGACGAGGTGCGCGAGCGCATGGCGGACGACGAGAGCGGTCCGTACCACGGACTGACCGGCGTCGCGCCGGAGGTTGACACGACTGACAATACGGACGATGACAAGGACTCAACAAACACGGAGTGAGTCGGTCATGTCGGTATTTCTGAACGATTGGGCGCAGGACGGGCAGTCGGCAATGCTCGGCGATTTCGGCGTTACCGAGGATGTGCTGGAAGGAGCCGAAATATTAGTGGCGTCGTACACATACGAACAGTACAGCGGCGATGCCTACGTTCTGTTTCGTAGGGACGGCAAGTTGTGGGAGGTTCACGGCTCGCATTGCTCGTGCCACGGTCTTGAATCGCAGTCGTATCAAGGTAACGCGCCGTCTCAATGGGAACCGGAAGAAACGACGCGCGAAGCGATTCTGCATCGGCTTGATCGCGGACGGTGGGGCGAAGAAGGCAAGGTTGCTGACGCGACGCGAGCCGCTTTAGCCGTCGGTGACTGATGCCCCGTAGCGTCCGACCCATCTACCCGTCCGCCGCCATCGCCGCCAATTACGAGCAGCGACTGGCGCGGCTGGTCGAGCGCATGGCCCGTCAGTACGACCAGACGCTGACCAAGGCGTATCGGCAGAACCCGACCGTGCTGATGGCGCAGGACGCTGACCCGGCGGCTGTGCTGTCCGCAGCGATGCGTACGCTTGGGCGGCGCTGGTCCCGTCAGTTCGACGAGTTGGCGGACAATCTGTCCAAATGGTTCGCCACGTCGGTCACCGAGCGGTCGGACCGTATGCTGCGCAACGACCTGCGCCGCGGCGGCTTCACGGTCAAATTCACGATGAGCGAGCCGATGCGTCAGGCGTTCAACGCGGTGCGCGCCGAGAACGTCGCATTGATACGCAGCGTGCAGTCGCAATACCACGGCCAGGTCGAGCAGATGGTGCAATCGAGCGTTGCCACGGGGCGTGATATCGGCGCGCTCGCCAAGGGGCTGCAAGACAAACTAGGCGTCACCCGTCGTCGCGCTGCACTCATCGCTCGCGACCAGAACAACAAGGCGACCGGTGCCATGCAGCGCGCGCGGCAACTGTCGCTTGGCATCACGCGCGCCAAGTGGCTGCACAGCGCGGGCGGTAACGCGCCGCGGCCCGAGCATGTCGCGTTCAGCGGCAAAACGTACAGCATCCGCGACGGCCACGATTTCGGCGACGGCGAGGGTCCGACGTGGCCCGGCGTGCCGATCAACTGCAAGTGCGTATCGGTGCCGGTCATTCCGGGTTTTGACGATTGACAGCGGCGACACGCTGCGGCTAGATACGAGTCGCCGGGCAGTTCCGGTGCAACGGTCAGTAACTTCATCCGTTGTCATGATCGTAATTCGGTTGATTGATTGAAGCGCGAGGACGCGGGGGCAGTACCCGCCGCCTCCACCATTGCAAGCGTGAGCCTTCGGACGGTAGCTACCTGAGTGAGCGGCACACGTTGGGCGTCTGGCATGAGCCGCCACGCTTGCATTGATGGGGGCGAACTAGGATCGACTGCGCGGACAGAGGTTGAACGCGATCCGTTAGGCCCGTTCGTTATACGGACCAAACTCGTAATCGTCGCAAACGACAATTACATTTCGGACGTGCGCATCGCTGCGTAACTGACGATGGGGCACCCGGTGAGCCTAGCAACAGAACGGCCGGGACGATTTATGGCGAGCGACTGGAGTTGCTCGATGGTGCAGCGGGGTGCGAGTCCCCAACCCTAACGGTTCGATTCCACACGGGGCATAGTGCAAAACCATCCTAGGCCGCCAGTTCCGTTGGCACGGAGTGGGCCGTCAGGGGTTATCCTTGGCGGCCCTTGCCGTTTAGCGTATAGCCGTGCAGTACCCACGCACGAGGACGCGATGCTAGTCGACCTGGTAAAGATCAACGCGAACTCGACGGGCACCGGCGCCATCACGCTTGGCAGCGCCGTGCCGGGCTACCGTGGGCGCGAGACGCTGACCAACGGCGAGACCTACAGCTACAGCATTCAGCAGGAAGCGCAGTGGGAGGTTGGCCGCGGCACGTTGCTCGACGGCCAGTTGATCCGATCACCGTTCTACACGTCTAGCGGTAACACGCCGATCGACTTGCAGCCGAACGCCGCGGTGGCCTTCGTGGCGCTGACCGCGGACCTGATTGCGCTGGCCGGCGGCGACGTGACCGATCCGACCGCCCTCGCCGCGGAGATTGCCCGTGCGACCAGTGTCGAAACGTTCCTGAACAACCGCATCGCGCTCGTTGCCGCGGGGCTGCTCAGTTACCGTACGCGCGCGTTGCTGTTCGCCGACGATACGCGCGCCGACGGGACGCTCGCCTACGTCTACGGTGACAGCACGCCGGCGTACAATACGGTCTACCATGCGGATAGTGGTGTTGAGGACAATTGGGTCGTCGACACGCAGTTCTACCAGGGGCTGGCGAGTCTCGTGCAACCGCTCGTGCAGCAGGCGCAGGACGCGGCCACGACGGCGGTCAATGCGGCCAACACGGCGACCGCGGCGGGCGTCACGTATCTGACGGCGACGGGCACCGGCAACGCCGTGACGGTCAACACGCCGCCCGAGGGCTTCCGTGAGGGCCGGCTGTACCGGTTCATTGCGCCCGCCACCACGACCGGCGCCATCACGATCAACGACCGCGCGCTGCTCGACGTGACGGGCTTCCAGGCACAGCGTCCCGGTTGGTTCGTGGCGGGCGGCGACGTGATCGTTCGGTTTCGCGAGGTGGGCGTGGTGTTCGTCACCGTACTGGCGGTCACGCGTCGACTGGAAACCGTCGAGGACTTGCTGGCCGCGCTGCAACCCGAAGTCGAACGCAATAGCGCCGATAGCGTCCTGACGCGCGACGCGTGGTCGCCGCTGCTTGATCGCCAGGGAACCAACCTGTTCGGCTCGACGACGTACAGTGCCGGGGTCATGACGAACGTTCGTCAAACGATCCCCATCGTGACGCTAGGTAATAGCCACGGCGGCGGTCAGGGCACGACGGCCGACAACAAGCCGGGCGAGCAGTTGCGCCGCGTCTACGCAGCGTTCGTGCCCGAGGCGGATGTGACGCACACCGACTTTTCGGTGCCGGGGAGCTGGCAGTCGCAGATTGGCGCGCAGCTCGATGCCGTGGAGGCGGCCGGCATCGTACCGGCGGTGTGGCTGACGCTCGATCCGACCAACGACACGATATCCGGTGTGTATCACAGCCTGCAGAGCCCGCCGGGTTACCGCAGCGCGTTCCAGTCGAACGTCGCGCGCATGCGTCGTATCGCGCCGAACTCAGTCATTCTGTCAGTGACAGCCCCCTTCCCGCACCCGACGCGCAGCCTTGCCAGCGGACGGTTCGACTTTCCCGACGCGTTCTTCTGCTCGTGGCCCAAGACGTGCTTCGTGTCGTTCGACGGCTTTCAGACGTACACGTACAACGCGGCCAATCAGACGATCAGCACGAACGTCCCCGGTCAATTCTTTGCGTCGAATGGCATGCTGGCCGCGGGCAGCTACCTTTACCGGCAGTCGACCAACACGTTCTACGGTCCGCTGGTGTCGGTCGCCGCTGACGGCAGTTCGGTCACGCTGCCCGCCGGGTCGATCACCGCGAATGAGACGGCGACGGACTCGCTGCGACAAGCCAAGATCAACAGCGAAACGCAGCTCACGCCGCGCCGCAGTCAGTCGATCGCACCTCGTCGCATCAACGGGCTGAACAAGCCGGCCATCACGGTCAGCGTCCGCGTGCTGCAGATGAACCGCGTCTGCCGTGAGGAAACGGCGTTGGCCGGCGCCGTGCTGATCGACTGGGCGACCGCACAGGCTGCGCTGCTGACCAGCGATTCCGTGTACGATACGCTCTACCCGAACAACGACGATTTCCATATGGGGGATGTCGGTTATCAGTTGCTCGCGCCACTGTTCGCCGACGCGGTTAGCCGCATCATCAACGGAGCATAATTCATGGCCACCAAGTTCACCAACGAGCAGCACGCGTCGCTCGTCAATCTGCGCGATGCCATCCGCGGCGCGCACGCGCAGTTCCCCGGTCACCGCGACATGGGCCTGCTGCACGGCATGGCCGAACGCCTCGTCGCTGCCAACAAGGGCAACATGAGTAACGACCAATACCAGGCGCTCGGCGGCGGCACCGACAAGTCGGCCGACCAGCAGTGATGCGCCTCGTGCGTCAATTCGTTGGCGCACGGCGCTACCCCCTCGCCGTGGCGTTCGGTTCGGCCGTCGTCGCGGCGTCGTGGTGGTCTGGTCATGTCTGGCCGCTCTATGGCCTGCTGGCGCTGACTACGCTTGCCGTATCCTGGCGCGTCGAGACGGTGCAGGCGGTCGGCTGGGCGTTGTTCGCGAGTTGGATGCTGTCCAACGCAGCGCACTGGTGGATTGCACCCGCCGATCAACCGCAGGCGTATACCGTCTGTGAGGCGGCTGTGCTGTCGATGGCGTTTTTCTCGCACGTGCTCGGCGCACCCCGCACCATGATTGTGTTGGTGGCGCTGTCCATGCTATCAATATGCCTCAACTTTTACGTGTCGTCGCTCGAAGCGCTGACCGACGAACAGAGATATTTATGGAAAGTCGTCAGCAACGGTATTTTCGCGGCAGAGAACGTCTTGGTCATCGTTCCGATGCTGCATGACCGCGTACGCCGTTCACATCGGCGCGCTGGTGTTGGGAGCCTGCTGTCTGCATTTCATGGTAGCGCGTCCAGTTCGGAGGCAACGAAACGATGACTGATATTCTGCGCGCGTTGCAGGTGCTGTTCATCGTCGCGTGGACCGTGCCGCTCGTGCTGTTCGCCCGGCAGGCGTGGAGCAAGGCGACCTGCGAGTGCGACCGGCTGGCGGCGGCCACGTGGTACGCGGCGCTGTCCGTCATCGCCTTTCCGCTGCGGTGGCTGCTGCAAGGCGGCCCGGTCGAAATGATACCGCCCAATCAACTGATCCTCTGGTCGGCGCTGTACGTGCTCGGCGTGTTCGCCAGTTTCTATCTGACACTCGCCGTCCATCGCGTTTGCCGGCGTGCCTAACCCCGTCGACCCGCATACCGTCGATGTAGCCGTGAAAGGCTTTACGTGGAGCGCGGCGTTCAGCGGTGCCACGTTCGTAACGATTTTGACCGCGATCGGCATGCTGTTCCGCTCGGGCGGCGTGGACGCCTTCAAGGAATGGAACCGCGCTCGCAAAGAACGGCGCGACGAGGATCGCGAGGACGAGATGGGGGACCGAAAGCAACTCTCTGAATTATCGGAGCGTATGACCCGGATGTCCGGCGCGTTCGCTTTCCTCGCAAATGCGGTAACGACGGCGATCGACGGCCTTGGTAACGACGATCAAGCCGCCCGCGAGGTGACCGCCAGTCGTGCGCGGGAACTGGTCGCGCTGGCTGTGTCTACGCTCGGCAATGAAGACCCGTTCATCAAAGCGCTGGACCGGGTGGCGTCGGTTGTGCCGGTAACACGGGGCAACTAGCGTTCAGCACGTCGAGCGCCACTAACGCCGCCTGACGACCCAGCGACACCTCGTACGGCAGCATCCGCCCGCTCGCTTCGTACGCGTTCGCTGCGGCGATGGTTGTCGTATAAACCAGCCGACGTTGTTCCGCGAACTTGCAGCGGTTGAGGTGGACGGTGCCAGCACAACCAGACAGCGTGATGGCGAGCAGTGGCATAAGGTATCGCATGGCGTGACGATATGCTAAATACCGCGTCATGACCACGCTGCTCATCGCAATGGACCGTTCGCTGCGATCGTTCGACCGCCAGGGCTTTCTGCATCTGGAACGTTCGAACATCAGCAAGGCGAACGTTTGCCCGTACCGCGGCTGCGAGATACCGGGCTGGCAGGAACTCGGGTTGGACGGCGACCGCGTGTATCGGCTGCTGCGCCACCCGGACGAACTGCGCGCGGCGGCCGGCACCTTCAAGAACATGCCGTTGCTGTCCGAGCACGTACCGGTCGACGCCGATACGATTCCTGACGACCTGATCGTCGGCAGCGTCGGCAGCGACGTGACGTTCGACGGCACCTATCTCGCCAGCAATCCCGTCATCTGGAAGCGTAACGCGATTGAGGGCGTACTGACCGCCCGCAAGCGCGAATTGTCGTCCGCATACGCTTATGACGCCGATATGACGCCC